GGAGTTACTCCTAAACCATATCCAGATGGAGCAAATATTAGATTCTTCAGTGACACTGGATTAGGTCCATTTCCTGCAGGAGTTATTGAACCAGATGTATTCTACGGATTGGATGGCGAAACTCAAGACATACCTCCAGGTCTACTTACTTTTGTTGGCACTGATTACTATTACTACAAAGTAGTATTTCCTGTTGGATATGAAGTAGATCTCAGTACAGTAAATACCAGTGATTGGTTGATTGATGTTTCTATCACGGGAACAGTTCCTAGAGTTAGTGTTGGTAAAGGATTTGCATTTACTGACTATCCATTCAACATTGGCACATTCAATCTACCAGACTATAGAGATCGCAAAATTGTTGGATTTGGTCCAGTTGATGGAAGTGGCACATCAACAGTTGAAAATGCATTAGTCAATTTTGTTGGGCAGACTGGTGGTAGATGGTATATTTCAAAAGATACTCTTGTAGACAGTGGTGAGTTCTTCTCAGTTGGTGATGTAAAAACGACTGGATATACTGACACTATTGCAGATATTAGAGCAACTGCAAGTGGTTATGTTGATTATACTATTGGACCTCTTGTAGATATTCCATTATCTTTCCCACCAGAACATGGTCATAGAATTCTTTCCGCTGAAGCAGATGAGGCAAGAATTGTACAAAGAGGAAACTCTGAAGTAGATAACTTTGCTGTTACATATATTACGAGTAGAGCAAACGTTAGTTTGTTTGAACCCGCAGGTGGTGATCCATTAGGTCACTCTCATGGTTTGCTTGGCACTAGATTGCAGAATGCAACTGCTGCAACTTATGGTAACAGTTCTGGTATTGGTGATATTGATTCTGTTACTCCTGATAATATTCCATTATACAAAATTTCAGAAGCAGCATCATTCAATATTACTGTAATGACACACAGTGGTGGCGTTATTACAGTATCATCTGATGGAGCACATGGATTAGAAGCAGGTAATATTGTTACTATTCAAGGTGCAACACCAGCTGAATATAACGGAAACTTTGAAGTAAAAACTGAAGGACTTACGCTAGATCAGTTTACTGTAGACGCAGACAATGGCACACCAGCATCATCACCTGCTGGTGGTTTTATTGTTGGTAAACTTGCAAATGGATTCTTTGCAGAAGAAACATCAACTCCACAACCTAGAGCATATATTGTAGAGAATAGCACTAAAGTTGGTGGAAAGATTGATGAGTTTGAAATTCCAGGTAATTTGCAGACTATTCAGACAGATAGTTTAAATAGTGCTGGTTCTGATAATATCTCTGCACCTTCAGGTGTAACACTGTTTGGTATGCGTGGAGAACTAACTGCTCCAGGTGGAGGTGGTGGAAGTTCTACTGCTGGTGGTGGTGATGGTGGTGAAGCGAGACTAACCATGACTGTTGATGGTGTTTCATATACTATTATTGCTCGTGGCGGTGATGGCGGACAAGCAGGTAATAGTGGTGGATCTGGTGGTAGCGGAGGAACATATCAAATTCCTGCAGCATTGTTCAATGATCCTAGATTTGATTGGAATGTAAGCAATGGAGAATCTGGAGACGATTCTCCTGCTGCTGGTCCATATAATTCTGGTTCTTCAACTTCTGGAGGTGGACAATCTGGTACAGATGGTGCAGGTGGATCAGGATCATCTTCTGCTAGAGAAGAAGTTACAAATGGAAATGTTGGTACTTACTATAGTAATGGTCAGTACAATGTTCCGTCTCCAGGTAATAACGTAACATCCAGAATTTATAACATTCAGATGTCTGGCGGTGGTGGCGGCAATGGTAACCCCAACGCTAACTCTGGTTGTGGAGGAGGTGCTACTGGTGGTTCTGGTAATAGTGGTAAGTTATTGTCAGGTACATTGAGTGTCAATAGTGGTTTTATATCTTGGATTATTGGTCAAGCAGGTCAGCAAGGTTTCAACAATAAAGATGGTAACACTGGAACTGGATCTGAGGCTGGTCCTGCATATGGTGGCGGCGGTGCTGCAACTGGTGGTCGCGGTGCTACTGGTGCATGGGGTAACGGTGCTACTGGCGGTGCTGGAGGCGGTTGTACTGCTCTCTACCTAGGTGGTAACGCAGTTGCTGGCGCTGGTGGCGGCGGTGGCGGCGGTGGATCAGGTGGTGGTTTCAACGGTGGTGGAACTACTGATGGTTGCTATGCTGGCGCTAGTGCTACAAATGAATCTGGTGGTCTAATCAATACTACACCGATTGACTTCAGTGATGGTGCTAACGGAACATCTGGTGGTTGTACCGCTGGTGGCGGCGGTGGTGGTGGCGCTGGTGCTGGTATTGTCAACCAAAACAATGGTGGATCTGGTGGCGTTGCTGGTGTTGGACACAATGGTAACGGTGGTGGATCTGGTGGTGCAAGAGGTAGATCAGCATACAGAAGTGATTATTGGTTGAGTATGTCTTCATCTAATGGTGGCGCAGGCGCTGGTCAGAGTGGTTACGTTTCAATTTCATTCTCTCAAACTGAACTATTTTATGATCGTCCAGGTGGTGGCGGTGGTTCAGGTTCTTCACTATCATTTGAAACTAATGGAGTTTATCCTTCATGCGTTATTCAGTTACAATCTCCTGGTGGCAATGGTGAACAGGGTCAGATTGTAGTTGCATATACTGGTCGTGGTGAAGGTGAAGTAAATGAAGGTGATCCTAGTGTCCCAACTGGTAAGTATTGGTTGTGTGATGAAAATGGTATTCCAACTGGTGCAGGATTTACTGGTGATGTTTGGCAGTCATCTAATGATGATAACATCAAGCAAAGAGATGCTGGAACTGGCACTGGTGACAGTGGTGGTTTTACACTAACCAACGTTGGAGCTATTGATCCCAAAGTTCAGAAGTATATCGAATTTACTGGACTTGGTGAAAATGGTGTTCGATCACTAGAGGTTGGAACTTTCAACTTATCAAACGTAGAGAGAATTAGATTTACTGTAAAACGTGGCAGTGGTCAGAATGGTGGTGATGATCCAGAAGAAGATTTGATGGTATATTATCAACGCCAAGGATCTACCAATACTCAATTGCTGGATCAAGTCATGGCTGCTACAAACAATAACCCAGATTGGCAGGATATTGATATCAATCTTCCACCAGAATCTCAAGCAAGAGAAGCAGGTATTACTTTATTCCTCAGACAGGATAGAGTAGCAGGTGGTGATAATTCCATTGGACCTAAGGATCAATATGGTCTTGCTGGTATTACGTTATTCTATGGAGAAGTAACATCAAATGTGTTTACTGCAACAGAAGGTGCTACAATTCCAGGTAACGTAAATGGTGGCGCTGAAGTTGGTAGTGATATTGGTATCAATGAAGTAAGAAGACGTGTTACTGCACAAGATGCTGCACTAGCACTATCTGATGGTGTTTTTACAATGAGTTCTTCTACTCCTGTTACTACTAGAGCAGAAGTAAGACCAGAAAACGATATCCCACTAATCACTAAATATCACAGAGTCAAATATTTGATAAAAGCAATATAATATGTCACAAAATTATATCTACCCCATCGAAAAGATGGTGGGTGACTTTGACCAATTCATTGGTGTATGGGACAGGTTCTATCCAGCAAAACTCTGCGATTATGTAATCGAAAAGGGTGAGCAAATGTGGAGTCAATCAATCCACATGGGTCAAGAAACTGACCATGGTAGTAAGCAGTTTCCTGATAAAAAATTAGGAAGAAGCGACTTTCAAATGGTATTCTCTGATTTCGATAGTAAATTGTCAAGAGATACTGTAGATTATTTGAAATGCTGTCTTGGGCATTATATGGAACAATATAATCAATTGAAGGGTGTAAAACTATCTACTGGGTTTATCAAATTTCAGAAGACTGGTCCAGGTGGTGGTTATCATCACTGGCATTATGAAAGTTCTTCGTTTCATGTTACTAACAGAGAACTGGCATGGATGATTTACCTCAATGATATGCCAGATGGCGAAGCAGAAACAGAGTTTTTGTATCAAAAGAAAAGAATAAAACCAAAGAAAGGTCGTGTAGTTATCTGGCCAGCAGGCATGACACATGTTCATAGAGGCAATACTGTGTTCTCACAAGATAAATACATTTTGACTGGTTGGATAACCCAATTCGCATAACCTCATGGAATTAGCATCACCTCTTCATACAGCATTATATTTGAATTGTTTGAATAGAACCATGCAGATCAATGGTGTCTATAAAACATTTGATGAAACTTTTTGGTCAGATAATTTTGTTCCTATCTTATATCCTGTATGGGATAGTGATAGAGATAGACTAGAAACATTCGTAAGAATGAAAGATGGTTCTACTCACATGAATAAGAACAAATATGTGAGAAACCAAAAGACTGGACAATACAAGTGGGTTTCTTATCAGTTTGATCACACACAGATGCCTGCTGCTGAGGTTGATGCGTTATATGAAAAACTAGAAGAACTGTATACTCTATACAGAGAGAAGCAAGAGCATGATCTTGAGACTGCACTAGCAGCAGAATTTGCTAGAACTAATCACGTCAACATGTCTAAGTTGTTGATGGTTAGAAAGTTCTTGCTCATGGATTCTGACTATACAGTGATGCCAGATTCTCCTATTTCTGATGCAGAGAAAGAACAATGGAAAGTTTATCGTCAGAAACTGAGAGACATCCCACAAGAGCAAGGTTCAGTGCCACCTGATCAGATTGTATTCCCAATTACACCAACAAAATACGCTGCACAAGAGGATACTGGTGAGTATCTTACAAATGAAACTGAACATTTTTACAAGTGCGGTAACATGATGTATAAGAAATACGTTGATCGTATTGTATCTTACATCTCCATTGCTGTTGCAACTAAGCAAATTGATGATCAACCAGTTTCTTATGTCCGTAAACCAAGAACTGGTGACCAATCACTTGATAACATTCTTGACATGCTACACAATGAAATGGTAGAGAGCGGAGATATTTGACATGCCACTAATTTCTAGAAACCCAATGCGTCCTTTTGAATTAGTTCAAAAGTATGCTGCAGCAACAAATAAGTATATTCTTGTCATTGATAATTCAAAGTATCATACGTTTGATGATACCAAGAAAGCAACTGTGTATGCATACTATGAGGACAGAATTGATGCTGACTATGCTAACTGGATTATTCCTGAGGCTGAGATTGATAGAATCTTTGAATTAGAAGTAATCTATTATGAGTTTGGTACAAAGCTCGAAGCAGTAGATGCTTGCTTTGATTGGTTCCCACAAGCACAGAACTTACCTGATGCTGATCATCACATTCCAGCATATGTGGTGACCCCCACAGGCGTCATAGCATACGGCAACATCGATGCAGTGGCAGAACCATCTTGACAACCCCTTGACGCCTGTGCTATGGTAGCAGAGCACCAGTCGGGCACCCATGCTTGAATTTTGTTATGAACTCCCTTATGAGGACCTTGACTTCACAGACGCA